CTGTGAACCTCAGGCGGTTCTCATCTTTATATGCTGCGAGGATGTGCGTGTTTGCCAGGCGAGTTCCAATAAAAATTCATGTTGAACAGTTTCCTACTAACCGTTCCCGGTGCTGATTCAAATATGTTGGCAGAACATCACAAACGGCTACGGTCTGATTGTTGTTAACAACAATCTCTCTCTGTAAAAAATTAGGAACCCTAGGCGGTTCCTACACCGCCGACGGTGCAGTTCAAATTTATTGGGCGGGAACTTGGCGTGTCCATGCAAGTTTAAATTTGAACCATACCGAGACCGGTTTTGGCGCGAAGACATAACCGTTGGAGGTGTTGGCGCCATTTCAGCACCGTCAGCGATTATTTGGCGCGCAGCTGTGTCAGCAGGTTCTCACAGTCCAGATATTACTCACCGTCTAGTCCTATCTTCAAACTGTCAACGCTGCATAATGCGCGGCTTTTTGGCACAGCTTCACACGATACTGGCACCACTTCACACAGCTTCAAGACTCTCATCAAGACTGTTTCCAATTTATAGTCAATAAACAAGGGCGTAGGCAATAAACACAGACAGCAGAGTCATCTTTAAACACTTTATTCGCCCACTTACATACCTTAGTCCCACCTCACCGTGTGCGTTTCCTTTTTTTTGCAGGAACACCTTCATGCTTTGAATTTGCGACACGTTTAGGGGGTCTGCTTCTGCACCCTAAACCGCGCTGTGCAAGAAACCTACGTCCTAGGGGAAACTGGTCTAGATCCAAAGACAATTTTTCCTTGAGATCTACTAGCCAAAATGTATTTTTTTCATATGGATCATTTGGTTTAGGGGGGTTGACTTGATCTGGGCATTTGGTGGCAGCGGATGTAATATATCTATAACTGTCTTCTAATATAGAAGACACAGGGGGTTGCATGCCTATCTGCCAATTTTCAAGCACAGTGGGATCACTAAATTGCAAATGGGCAACAGTTTCAGAGGTGAGTTGCACTGAGCATAGCTGTAAAATAAAAGCCAGCTTATATTCTTCAACATGTCTTTGAAACATGTTGATGTTCTGGCTATCAAACTCTGTAGGTGTTTGTCCATTTTTAGAAACAGAAATGCCTATATTGATGCCCCGTGTGTTGTCACCTACAGTTACATATAATGTATTGTTCCAGGCTATTCCATTATTCATGCCTTGAGCCATGTATATCCAGTATGGCCTGTTGAAAATTTGGCTATCAGTGCTTACTAAGGAACCACTTGGAACACCCATGTAGGCATTATTAACAGCTGTATCACCTCCATTTCTTTTTAATATGTATCCTTCAGGCGGTTTCTCAGGCTCCTCAAGACCACCGCGGCTGTAAATGTGCCTTGTGTAAACCTGTTCCTTGCGGGCAAAAAAAAACAAACTATTCCCAGAAGCCTCTTCTGACATTTTTAGATAATCTGGATAGATGCGAGTTGTATTTTCAATATCCAAAGGTACATCTGATTTAGACTGATTTAAGGCCTTGAAATTTGCAGCCCCAAACCCAATTTCCATCATATCCCCATCCCCAATTACTTTATTTTTTAATTCTAGTGGTGGACATGATCCGGCAGGTAGATCAGCTCCTGCACATGCTTTAGCTATGTCCCAATACTCACCTGTGGCAGGAATGCACCCTACCGATAGTACCTGTGTTTGTTTAGAATCTAAACCACCTTGTTTTCTATCATCTTTTGTTTGTGCACCAGGAGCCCTTCTACTCATATTTTCAGCATCAGTATACACATTCCAATAAGGATGGCCTGTAATTGCAGCGCCAAGGGGTTGACCTCTTGACACCTGAATGCCTACTAAAGCCCACACGAGCCTCTCTTTACTTGGATCATGTAACGTTTTATCTGGTAGAGCAAATTGATTAGGGTCGGGTAATAGCACTTTGAAAACACGATACTGATTGGGGGACACTTTAGGTATTTCTTTGCCATCACCATACTTTAAAGAGTAATAAGGATGTCCTACACTTAAAAGCCTTTCTGTCTCTGCGTGGTAATATATTTCCCTGCGGGTTACATAGGTGTCTGTGCATAGAACCTTTGTCACAGGTGTAGGAGGCAGATACAGCTTCTGTCCAGGCTGCCATAGCGCCATCTGCAAGACAATTAAGCATACCATAGTTTACGCACCTTGCTCTTTTTTTTTTTAAGTAGGCTAGGGTGAAGATAATAATGCCTATAATAATCATCTGACAGGTCTATGACTATTCCAGGTGTCATATCTCCACCCGGTTCTGGTACTACATTGGTCCAATTAGGATCAGTACTGGGCCTAAGTATGTCTGACACGTCAACAGGAACAATAGCTTTGTACACCGAGGTATATTCAGGCATTGGCACAGTCTCATTTAAAAACCGAGACCCAATTACCAGATGACCATGAGGAAGTGACACGTCGTCATCCAATAAATCCTCTTCACTGTATGAAACAGGAAACCCCTCTGCATCTATACTTTCAGATGCGTCAGGTGCTTCCACAAAAGCGGTTTCCAGAGTCAGTGGTGTATCACTGTTTATAAGATGCAACGGAAGCAGTTCCACGTCACTCCCTATGCTGCTCAAAGAATGCCTTAAGTGCACCTGTCCCCCAATACGTACTCCACTTCTGGTACCAATAGTTTTAGTACTGGCCACCCTATCAACGCCAACACGGCCACTTCGACCACGTAGCAGGCGCGAGGCTGTTATATGTGTTGCATCCTGTAACTCAGGTAGTACTGGTCTAAAATGAGTAAGGGCCTCATCACTTACAGTAAAGCTGTCACCTTCATAGGCTGGGTTCTCAAACCCATACTCTTTGGTTGCACTTTCAAAAACAGATGGGTCCATACTCACCTGAGTATAATACCTTCTACTGAACCAGTTACCACGGCCTTTAACTTGCACATCAGACCGACCGTCTGCAGGTGTGCTTGTGTGAGGACCATTAAACTCCGTCAATTCAATAGACTCACCTCCTGTATCGCCTAGACTGCGACCACCAACAAAAATATTTTCCAAGTTTGTTGTTTCACCTAGTACAGGCTGCTGACTTGCCCCTTCAAAGGCTGGATTGCTGAATGTACTGCTTGTGTAAACTTGTGTATTGTCCCCTCCTTCTAAAGGCCTAATATCTATTAATGCATGTTTATCTGTTAGGCTATCAATATAAGTGATAACTGTGTCTTGCAATGTGTCAGCGTTTGCAGCAGCATCTACTGGACCTACACCTTCAGGAACTACAACTGGACTGACCTCTGATACACCCACAGACACACTTGTGTCCCCTGCCCCCCCTGAAACACCCAATGTGTCTAAAGGAATATCCACTGCAGATGGTCTGGGAAGGTTACCACTTTTGCCACCTGCAAAAATTCTTACAAGCGCATTCTCAATGCCAGCTTTCACTGATGCTGTGGTAGGTGCCCGTCCCCCAAAAGAGCCTACTCCTGTCCCAATACCAAGTCCACCCAAATACACAGCCCAGCTGCCCCACTTCAGAATTTGGTCTGCAATAGTGTTACCCTCCACAAGTGGAATGATGTCCGGGGGGCAGGTGTTATTTGCCTTGCAGGTTCTATACAAATCATAAGGATTAGCTCTGCGTACTCTACGACGTGCAGCAGCAGCCATGTTTACTGAATTTTGGATAAAATGTTACAAAGCAAAACGTACAGGTAATTTTACAACTCCAGGATGCAAATACAGAAATATAAGTAACAGCACATACAATGCACAAGCATCCCAAATGTCAACCAGAACACACACTACATTTGCACTAGAAATATACATAGCAATGAACAAAAGCCATTTCCACCACATATGTAGGCAGTTGTCTAAAAGTCACACATAACTGATATAGGTTTCACAGTCATTCCGCATGGCAGTGACACAGCTTTCAAAAAGTCCTCTCTTTGAGTAGGTGTAGAAAAAGTCACCAGTATTGTAGCAGAACCAAGGCGGACACTGCCTGATTCAGATACTGTCCACCAGGTAGTGGTGATGTGTTCGTACCTTTTTCGACGGTATTTACGCAGTCTGTATCGATGACATTTAACTTGATTGGCATTACCTGAAATCAGTAGGCACGCGTTCTTCTGGCCCCCGAACAGTTCAAATTCAGAGGTGGCACCCGCTGCTGACGCTTGCGACGAGTCCGGAGACGGCGGCGTTTCAGGTCCTTCCGATGTTCGTGCCAAACTTTTCTGTACCGGGCACGGCAAAGTGGGGACGGCAGGTAGGAGTTCACCTGGCCCTGAGCACCGTAGAAAGGTGACGGGTGCAGAGTGTGTCGCGGGCCTGTAGTTGCGTTTTCTGATGGGACCCACGCAGGGGGATTCCAGAGGATAAGTGTGAGACACGGAAGACACGGCTGTTTGTCCAAGTCTCGGGCTGGTTCTTTCGGTCCGTCCTGCTTGTCCGTCGACGGTGTCTCCTGTGCACACGGTTTCTGCTGGGGGTCCTCGTGTGCTGCCCCCGGTTTCGGTTTGTCTGTAATTTGAATCAGAGAATTCAGAGGCTGTTGAAGTTGTAGATGACACAAAGCACTCGTCCTTATCAATTACAGTCCACTGTCCTGTCGCACTAAACCTTTTCGCATCATCTGCAAAATACTGGTAGTATGCGCGACCGCCATTGCTATCCTGTACAAACAAGCCTTCACCATCTGCACCTCCTTTCGAACACACCCAGCCGTCAGGTTGTCTTGTATAAATTTGTTCCCAGCAGGTGTGCCAGGTGCGATTTGCTGGATTCCCATCAAACATCACTTCCACAATTCGCGGCAGTTTTTTGAATGTGCAGGTGGGCGGGGCACTATATGTCTCGTAGCTGCACTCGGTCAGTAGCCAAGCGTCCCTCCCCCATTGTGTCTCCTGCAGAGATTTTAATTCCAATTCCATGAGAATGGCCTGCTTAGCCTTAGCAGTAGACACAGAACTTGGGGGTACCGGGCACAAGCCTAAAACTTTATGTCCCTTCAATCTGGCAGCACATAGCAAAGCCATTTCTGCTCTCACTAGGCCCCAATATTTCACATGGCAACTGAGGCTTGGGCTATCCTGTTCAATCAGCTCCATTTGGGCCTCTTGCGTTGCAAGTAAACGTTCTGCGGCTGGCACCATCGTCCCCCTCGTCTTCTTGATCGCTGAGGTCTAATCGTCCCCAGAGCCTTTCAAAGAAACATTTCCAATCTGCATGAGTTATTTTAAATAAGGGATCCCCATTCTCATCCACTGGAAAAGGCTGTGAGAAGTAAAAGGTAACTAACCTACTATGCAAATATTGCAAAGAGGGTTCTGTGGACACGTCTACATTGCTTGTAACTAACAAAGGAGGGGCCTTAATTTGCACAGGGGCTCTGTGTTTCCTGTCTACCTGTATATGGTAACCGTCTAAGACACTTCTGAGGTAGGTATCAAAATATCTCCAGCATTTATGTGTGGCATCATCTATTAGAGCCGCTCTAGTTTCTGATAGAGGCGCTAGCCAAAAGTGTGTGAGGTGGTTAGCAAAAGAAAGTACATTTCCCCCAAGGAAGGATATCAAAGAGTGACAAAACATTGACTTCCCTGTATTGCTTGGGCCAATTATGGTTATACAATTTTTTTTAGGTGTTCCTTTTAGCCAGTTCCGTAAGGCATTTACAAAAACTATTGGTTCTATACCATGGTATTTTAGGACATTTGCTACATTCAACCATGTACCAGCCCCTGTAATGAGGTCACAACGTTGCTTTATGTAGGCAGACATGGATAGGCTCAGCATAGCAGCTCTTTTATAATGCCTGACCATAGCAGCAGCATCTTTCACATATCTGGCTTGATTGGAACATGCCAACCAGGCTTTTGCATTTCGATCTGTTTCTGCCTGTAAAGCATAATTATAGGCTATGGCTGATTCCTCAGAAAAATTTTGGTCCCAAGCCCACTGCACCATTAGACCAAAATCAAATTTCAAGGCCTCTGCTGAATTTTCTGTCACAGAGGTTTGTACAGATATCCACTTAGGCACAGTTCCAAATGTTTGGGTATCTGAGCACATTGCATTTTTGAACCAGAACAAAGCAGCACACAATCCCTTAATTTTCGGAGGCTGTGAAATAAGCTTGGTGACCTCAAGGGTTAATAAGTCTGCAAAGAGTTTCAGCACAGTTTCACGACACTTTGCGACAGTAAATTCCGTAAGGAAAACGGATACACTGCCTTTTTTACGGCACCGCCTGCAGGCCTGTAAATAAGTGCAGTGTTTCTTTAAGCGCAAAATGGCCGCCTCGTACAACTTTTCATCAACATCAAAAGCCGCGGTAACCCACTGCGCGTTGGTAGTTTTGTCACTATGAAATACCCTTGTTAAATCTGCAAAACTTGCAACAAAAGCATCTTTAAAGCAAGCTAACTTGCAAGACTCCCGGTTTTTTGAGCGCAACACATCCAAGTGAAGTCCGCCCTCCCCTGAGCTTCTACTATTTTCCTTGCCCGAACTCCCGCTATATACACGGCTAGTACCCAGCCCAATACTACAGGTCGGCGATAATACCTGCGCCGACAGCGGCGGAGCAACACCTTTAGCTTCATAGCTGGAGGCGGAAAGGTCAGTAGTATTTTCTAGAGACGCAAACAAACGTCTTTTAGCGACTGGGCGCAGAGCGCCAGCACCTAGCGTTGGACCGAGGTCCTCCGCAGAAGGAGACTCACTACTGCCGCTAACATTAAGTTTTCTTTTCAAGTTTAACAATTGTTGCTCTCCCGCCTTTTTCTCTAACTGCTGGAAGATAGCCAGGTGATTCCCCTGCGCGTCAGAACGCACAGACGCATTATCAATAAGATCTTCGCCCTCACTGTCCGCATCGCCTGTGCTTATATATGACCCCGGTTCGCTTTCGTTTTCGCTGCAAGACGCCTCAAGTAGAATGTAAGCATCCCTCCCGCCCACACTAGTACCTTCACCATCGGCCATTGCGCTTGCGGCGCCTGGTCTTCTGCTCACACGTGGGACAAAGCAGGTGCAGGTCTCTTGTCAAAAGTTGCTGCAGGTTCCAAATTGTTACTGGGGACGTCCGTACAGCATAGTGCATCACCTGTGTGCAGTCCGCGCACTTGGATGCAATATAGTAGCACTTTCTAGAACTTCCTTTGATTATCACGGGGCACTCAAAATCCACAAATGCAGTCGCCGGTGATGGAGGTCTTGGAGACGCTGTCTCAGGTACCTCAGGTGCAATAGGTTCAAAGTCCAGCTCTACAGTTGGTAATTTGCATACAGGTTCCTCCGGCAGGTCTTTTTCAGTTGGTGGCCCTGAGACCATCACTTGTACAATCGTAGCACCGCCCTCGGAGATGGCCTCTTCGATAAATATAAGGCTCCTTATGAACAAAATGTCTGTCCTTTTCGCTATCAGACAGGATGCCTCCACAAATATGACAGCGAATTACAAGGTCCTTCTCGTCGTCTCCTGTCAATGATGGCTTGACCCACACAGTGGCATAAAGTCTACTTTCAATTAATAGTGCTTGCTTCAAGCAGAGTGTGCAAACAGCCCAGTCTGCTCCGTGCCTAGTAACAACATTGATCTTTTTCCACTCGCATCTGAGGGCTTCAACCCCATCAAGCAGCTTACCACAGAATAAACATGGAAGGTTATTGTAATCAGACCACTTTTTAAGAGGCAT